ATTCACAAAAAGACACCCAAAGCCACCCAAAGAAACACACCCAAAGCAAGCCCCATAAACACCCCTTGAAACGCCCCTCACTAAATAAAATATCCAATGCACCCCAAGCAAGCACACACCCCCTAGCCAATAAGTGACAAATCGCTAGCCATATGCACACGCTACCCCCACGAGGGGGAGCAAAATTTTCCCATATATGCGTATACCCTTTCAGATTTTTGCACCAAAACTAAGGGCTTTTCGATGGGTACACTTTTTCAAACACATAGTGTACACCTGTCATAAAGAAGGAGATGAATATACCAAACAATGTAACACTCCAATCACCAAACCAAAGTCTAGCTATGAGTGTACAAATAATAATTGATAATATTCTCCAAACTATAACTTTTAAAATCATTGAAAAAAAGACCCCCTGGAGAAACACACAAATCCCCAGGAGGTCACCTTTTATATATATATATTATGATTATAACACAAACATTAACACACGATTAAAATTCTGTACTATCCTCATCATCAATGTCTTCTTCCCACACGATGTCAAGGTTATTATCGACATTTGGTAATAAACCATCTTTAAGTACCTTAGAAGCCACATCACATAGACCTAGAGCAGCAAAGCTATTGTTATACTCTACATCACACTCATGGGGTCTTTTAGAAGCCACTATTAGGTAATTCTCAAAGTGTTCACCTAGGATAGCTTGAGCTTGTTCTAGGGGTGTTAATATCTCTTCAGGTTCTTCCATATATTTAAAGTCTCTCAATAGTAATAGTAATAATAATACCTATTAACATAGTCGATTATTAGGTTCACTTATTGACACTTTAAGTGTACCATAGGGGAATATTAGCCCTCCTATTCCTTCCTTCTTGTAAGTCATTGATATTGTTACTGTTATGACTACCACTTTAAATCCACTTATTAACACCAATAGACCCTTGTTTTCTCTTATGAAATGTGTTCTCAAAAGCTAGGAGTTCTTCCTTAATGAGGTCTTGTTTTCGTTCTTGAATCTTGTTATCGGCATCTTGTGCCATTTGTTCTACCCAATAGCCTACAGCCATAGATAGAGCATCAAGTCTATCATCATGTGTTATAGCACCTCTATCTCTTGTTATACGAGACATCTGATAGAACAACTGGTACTTTAGTTGACTTTCAGGTTTATATCCACTGCAACTATCGTAGTCCTTACGGATTACTTTAGGGTCAACCACGAGTTTATGATTAGCCATTACTGGCTCTAGGGTTTCAATTATTCGTAGTTCTTTTTGTTTAGAATGACGGACTTCTTCGATAGTGCAGGGATAAACCTTATTAAGTATGGGTCTGAGTAGTTCTACGAACATACCATCACCAAAATTAGATTCTATTATGATAGCATTAACATTGTGTTCTTTAGCTATCATGGTTAAATTCTTTAGGGTAGTCTCGTCATAGCCCCCACTGAGACCACCTGCTTCAGGCACATAGAGTGTACCATTGAGCATCTTGACGACTGCATAACCAGTTTCGTCTTTACCACGACCTGATGGGTCAATACTTAGAACACTACCAGTGAACTTGATGTGTTCACCTACAGTGGTCATAGGGCGATAATATCTGTCCCCTGAGAGTCCCACATTGGGAATACTACCATCGTACTCTAGGTCAGGGGAAGCAGCCCACACGAGCTTCTCAGGTGCTACCTCTTTGTCTATGTCCATAACAATCAAATCGGATAGCTTTAGTGGGTATCTATCAACATCACTCAAGCGAGCATCCAGCATAAATTGCATAGCGAACCCAGCAGAGCCATAGGATATTTGGCGTTCTCGTAGGTCGATGTTTGAAAATCTAGTTGGTTCAGTTGAGTCTCCTTCTTTCTCAGAATCCACACAAAGGTGGCTGACAGTCCCGTTATAGGCAGTTTCGTTCTTACTAGGGGTGATGTACTGGGAAGTCCACACACGAGTCTTGTAGCCCCTCTCAGATAGCTTATAATAGATTGTGTCTTCACACTGTGGTGTACCTAGAACTAATACCTTAGAGTCATCGTTGGGTTTGAGGATAGCATCGAACTCTTTGATTTGTTCTCCGAGCTTATCTCGCATTGTTTGTGTAGCACTATTGTTGGGTACTTCCACATCGTCTGCGACTATGATGTCAGCACGAGAACCAGTTAGTTGGGAAGTGACTCCAAGCGACTTGACTGATGGGGCATGGGAAGCTGGGGCGAGTCCAACATCGAAGGAGATTTTAGAAAACCTCTGATTAGGTTTAGGTCTGAGGTGTTCGAGTATATCAAGTTCATGGATAATCCTAAGCGTAAATGTAGAGAAATCGTCTGCTCTAGTTTTAGAAGCCGAGACAACAAGGATGTTTTTGCTTGGGTCGAGGAGCAGTTGGTGTACAACGAAAGCAGAGCATATCCACGATTTTCCAACTCCTCGGAAACCTTGTATAATAGCTCTGCGGTCTCCTGACTGCATAAAGGAAGCAATCTCATATTGGATAGGGGTAGGGTCAGGAAGGTTTAGTTCTTTCCATACAATATAAAGGAAGTTTCTAAAGTCCTTTAACTGTTCAGGTACTTCCATAGGTTATTCATTGTAAGCTCTTATGACCTTGTCTACATCAGGGTCTTTAAAAGGTAAGACTTTTACTAGCTCATTCATTGGATTATCATTGGTAACTGTTGCAGATATATTGTTGTCCTTTAACATCTGACGAGCAGCGTTAAGGTCACTTGGGGTTGCATTACCACTTTTAATCCTATGTATGAACTCGTCAATAAGAATATCCTGTAAGTTGTTAAGTTTTAAAGATTTATCACTCATTATCTAATTCCTTTAATATTTTGATGACTAGGTAAATAAACGAAGCTACACCCACAAAGATGGCTACGATAATATTTATATCTGCTAAAGTAATAGTGCCGAGTAACCCAAGGAAACCGACAAGCGAAGGAAAGTGTTGAGATTCCATATTATATTATCCGATGAGGTATCCACTAAAAGAAGATTGATTACCACTATGTATTCGTAGATTTACGCTATTAGAAGCATGTACTTTTAATCTTATTGTTTCATTCTGTGTAAGCGAAACTGTAGCTGAATTTACAACTCTTTTAAAACTATAATCACCAACATTTCCTGCTGAACTTCCACTTCCTCTGTATGCTTCATGATAAGACCTGTGAGAACCATCTGCGATTGCACTTGTTGATGTGCCTTTCATTAATTGAAACGAAGCCCAATTTACACCTGATGATGGAACAGTAAATCCCACCAATAAAGAGAAATCAAATCTATATAAACCTGTAACAGGGGCTGTAAATCTCTCTGTGTTTAAATCAAAAGCACTTCCAACATTATATACAGCAGTTGTAAAATCAACAGTTTCTGCAACTGTAGCTAAATTAGAAGCGTTTAAAATCAGTTCGCTATTACCTCGATATACAAAAAATCTAGGTCTATTAGTTGCTATGATGTTACCACTTGCAGTTACATCAGTAACACTCAATACCACCTGCTAGTTTACTACTTGCAATACTACCTGCTAAATTATCATTAGAAATAGAACTGTTAGGTAGTGTTACTGTACCTGTAGCAGTTAGGTTAGCAGTTGTTACAGTACCACTATTAGTAATGTTTGTTGTAGTTGTATTCCCACTCAAACTCAGATTAGTTGTGCTTGTTGAACCTACTGCCCCTGCATCCTCAGACACTTCTTGTGCCACAAACAGTCCTTGGTTGTAAGCAGTATCAAGGTCACTCTCAGACAATCTTGCACCTGGTTGGAAGTCTATCAACTGGTCGCTCGTGGTTGCACGATAGATGCGAACCTTTGAGTACGAACCAGCAGTTGGTGTAGCACTCAGAGTTACAGTGTTTGTTCCTCTTGAGGTGATTGTTAGTTCTGTCCATGTGCTACCATTGTATCCTTTTGCTCGGATGTCATTGATACTTAGGAACTTAGTGGGAGCAGTGAAGATTTTCTGACCAAGACCATTAATGCCTGTGCCAGTTCCATGCTCAGTGGTTGTATATTCAACATATGAGTTAGCCATTGTATTTAATTGTTAAAGGGGTTTAAAGTTTTTAATTCCATAGGTTCAGCTTTATCTATTTTGATAAATTCGTCAGTGTTATCGAGATGCTCTAAGATAGTTCTCTCGTCTTCACCTATAAATGATTGTAGGAAACTTTCATCAGCTAAGAGGTCTTCTTTGATGATGTTGTAGTGATAACTAAGTTCAGCCTTAAAGGATTCTAAACCAAGGTTTTTCGCTTCGTTGTTTTCTATTTGTAGTTCTGTGAAGTCAGCTTGGAATTGGTTTGACTCAACAAAGTCATTCATAATGTCTTGAAGACCATACTCTTGTATTCTTTTCAAGAAGTGATAGTAGAGGTCAGTACCTTCTTCATCTACAAATTCTCTCATGTTTAGACCTCCTAGGTCTGCTTTTGGTTCTAACGGAATGACTGCTTCTTTGTCAGTCGCTACAACTTCTTCCCAAGGTTCATAAGGTCTTTTTCTTGAGCCAGCATATCTATTAACAGTATGGAACGCAGTATAAGAACTGATTTCAGGTTCGCCCATCATATTCCTTCTTATCTTTTTGTTACCAAATCCAAAGGCTGAATATACTAAGCGTTCACCAAAACTAGCACCCCTCAAGTCAGGTACATTGTCTCCGTTAAGAACTTGTCTAGTTATCCTCTTAACTTGTGCTGGGTTAGGTATATAGGATGCTATCCATTTAGAAATAACAGTAGAAATTTTATCTTCATCTAATACATTTCGTATATCTCTAGCTGCTTGTGATGTAGGCATCTCTTGGGCTGCTGCTGCAATAGATTTCAAGAACATAGTTAAAGGAGTTGTTTCCTTAGATAAGTTCTTAGGTTTACCAGTCTTATCTACATCACCTAGCTCTCTTGTGTATCGACCTAAGTCAGCCATGAAAGAAACTAAGAATACAATAGGGGCTGCTGCCTTGTAATCTTGCCCCATAAACTGAAAAGGTTTCATGTTTGGGTTTCTTTCCTTTTGCCCCTGTGTTAAGAACGCATTAGAACCTGTAGCGTACCCTGCATATCCAGCACCGAAAGCCATACCACCTACACCGATTTGCATTATAACATCAGTTAATACTTCTTGATTGTATTTAAACTTACGCTTCTCGGCTCTATCCATTCGCACATTTAATGCTTTTACACGCTGATTACTATCTTCTAGTTCTTTTCTAGCCTTCTGTTTCTGTACATCGTCTTTAGAATTTTTGAGTTGCTCACGAAATGTCTTATAAACAATTCGTTCTTTTGCTATATCTCTGTTTATGTCGTTAATTAAATCTTTGTATGGATTCATTTTAAGACCAACAAAACGCAATGGGTTAGCAAGTATTGCCGACTTAGCGACTGTGTAAACAGCAGTCTTATAGAAAGTAAAGAATATAGTTTCTAATAGAGCAGCAGTTATCGAGTTTCTCATGTGACTGTCGTCATTAACAATCTTTGCAATAGGGTCGATAAATGTTTTTCTAATCATATTATCGGCAACATCTTCAATGTTGTTTGTCCTAGAAGCCATCATAAGATTTTCTGTAATCTTCATGAAGTCGTACTCCATCTCTTCTAGTTTACCGAGGATTAGAAGACCATCAGAATCTTCAAAAGCATTTTTAAATAACTTGTCGCTATACTCTTTAGCTTTTACTGGGTCATTAGGAAACTTGAGCGTACCTTGTTGACGCATCTCAACTAAGACTTTTTGTTCAAACAATATCTTTTTGAAACCTGAATCAAGTGCAAGAATACCACGCCCACCCCAAGATAACATCTCTAAGAACTTACCTAGTCTTAGGTTTTCCTGTAAAAATTTGTTAAGACCTTCAACACCCATTGCTGCATCTTCAGCATCACGAGTTGCTTTTTGTATTACTTTACGAGTACCACTAGGTAGTATTTGTTGGTCAAGAGGAGTATCATCGTTGAACCTAGATGACTTATCAAACATTGGGTCTTCACCTTCTTTGAAAGCTCTCGTCATGTGCTTCCAAATTTGACCTCTCTTTTCTTTATTAAAAAGATAACTCCAAGCGTATGATGCACCTTCTAGTTCGTGCATAGCAAACTTATCACCAGCTTTACCTTTGGTTAAAAGTCTTGTTGCTAAAGTTCTTGGTAACAACTTAAACATTTCGATTACACCTGTAGCAACACCTGCTTGAACAGATGTTAAGGAATTAACCAATGCCATCTTACGCATTAGTCTTGCACCTCTAAGAACTTTAGAAGCTGTATTAGATGCGTTCTGTGCTATTTCAGATTCAGTGTAATCTCTTATAGCTTTATAAAGTTTTAGGCTTTCTTGGTTTCGTAGTGCTTTCTGTTCTTCTGCAAGAGCTTTTTTTACACGCTCTCTAAATAACTTCTTAGCAGCTTGTTGTTGCTTCTTGAGTTGAGCGATGCGTTTGTTAAGTTCTTCTTTTGGTTTCTTAGGTGAACCTTTGATAGCCCCACGCATTTCATCAATGTCATTTCGTTCTGCTATCTTAGCTAATCTTGCAACCTCAGATTCTAAGTCAGTAACCTTTTTAGCTTCGGCTTTGTACTTCTTAACATTCTTTATGCTTCTCTTTAGAGCAACTATTCGTGCATCTTCAGTTCTTGAAGTTTTAGGTTTACCTTCGCCTGTAGCTTTTTCTTTACCTTTGACTAAATCGTCTAACTCTTTTTGTAGTTTAGCTATACGCTTTTCTAGTGCGTCTTGTACCTTTGAGGTTGTAGCAGTCGGAACATCACTATCAATTCCTTCGCCCTTACCTGGAGCT